ATAGTAGTTTTGCCATTGTTCAGAGTACGCGACGACGTGAGAGGAGTCGGTTCGATTTTTCGTTCGAGAGGAAGATATCTCCGGAGACGATCCGGCCGCCGATCTTGTCGTCGGTGGCTGTCGTGGCTACCTGGCCCAAAAATTCCCCCATCCGCTCGAAGGGGATCACGAACTCCCCGCGGCTTCCTGGGTTCTCTCCGATCATTGCGAGAGTCGGACCGGTTACGGCCCCGCCTCGCGCGAAAAATTGCAGACCTCCGAAGAGGGACGCGGCCAGGCCTGGGGCGGCCGCGGCCTTCGCGGCTCCAGCCGTTCCCGCGGTGGCGATATTCTCCGGGGCGAGTGGGGAAAGCGCGTTCGTGATCAGGTAGCCGATCGAGATCGAAATCAGGTTTTTGAGGAGGGCCTTCCCTATTTCTTTGAAGCTATCCCCGAGGCTTTCGCCGTCGACGATTGCGTCGGCGATCGCTCCGCCGATTGAGTTCATCGCGGTGGCTCCGGCCTCTCCCATTGCCTGGAAGGCCTGGGTCGAGGAGTCGATCGTCGCGGTGAGTGCGTCCATACCTTCCTGGCCGTCTCCAGTGTCGAGGAATCCAGGGACGGCGTCGTCTGCTCCGTCGAGTGTTACCTGGGGAGCGTTACCTCCTCCCCCTCCGCCAGTCAATCCACCAAAGGAGAACCCGGTGAAGGATCCAAAACCGGCGACGACTCCGGAGACAAAGTCCTCCCCGGCGTCTTCCCCGGCCTCGTTAAATTTGAGCCCCTCCAGCATCCCGTCGAGGGCCTCGGTCGCTCCATCGATGAAGCCGGCGACGTCCAGGTCGAACCCGAACAACTCCGCCAGCGCGTCGACCCCTCTCCCGATCTGCTCGAAGAGTCCCAGGAAGAGCCCGAGGATGAAGCGGACCGCGTCGATCGCGGCGTCGGCGAGGAACTTCAGGCCGTCCTCCCAATTCCCCTGGAGGAAGGAGGTCCCGGCGTCGAAGATGTTCCCGAGAAAGGAGAACAGGGTGTCGAATTGTTTCACCAGGAAGTCCAGGAAGTCCAGAGCGGCGGCGACGATATCGTCCCCGAACTCGGCCCAGATCGCGGTCGCGAATTGGTAGATCCTTTCGAAGAGGGAGACGACGAACCCGACGAAGGAGTTCACGGCGTCGAGGACGACGTTCAGGAAGTTGGACCCCTCTCCCTGGGTGAAGTAAGAAACCAGGGCGTCCCAGTTCTGGAAGATCAGGAACGCGGCCCCAGCGATCGCGGCCCCGATTGCGATCACCGGAAGGGATAGGGATCCGAGGACTCCGACGAGAGCCCCGACGAGGGAGGACAATTTCCCAAAGAGGAAGAGAGCCGGCCCGACGGCGGACGCCATCCCTATGATATTGAGGATCGTCTCCTTCGTCCCGGTATCCAACGCCGTGAAGCGGGCCGCCAGGTTCGAGACGACGTTCGTCATCCGTTCGATTTTGGGGAGGAGTAGTTCCCCGAAGGCGATCGCCAGCCCCTCGAGGGCCGACTTCATTCGATTGATCGCTCCCTGGGTGGTGTCGTCGATCGTGGCCTGGGCGTCCAGGGCCGCGCCGTCCATATCGTTAAATTTCCCGCGGAGCGTTGCCAGTTCCTCGGAGTTTCCGGCGAGAACTGGGGCCAGGATCGCGGCCCTCTTCCCGAGCGTGTTCACGGCGTCCTCGAAGGTGAACGATCCGTCGGTGATAGCTTTCAGGGTGTCGTCAACATCGAGACCGGCGGATCGTATCTCCGTGAGTGCGATCTTGAACTTCGTCCCAGCGTCCGCGCCGACGATCCCGTTATTTGCGAGGATACCGAGGACGCTCGCGGTGTCCTCGAGTGAGAGGCCGGCGTCTTTTGCAAACGGGGCGACTTTGGACATCGACTCCGAGAAGCGTCCCAGATCGAGGGCGGAGTTCCCGAAGGCCGTCGCCATCACGTCGGCGACGCGGGCGGTCTCTGTGGCTTTCAGTCCAAAAGTCGAAAGGGTTTGACCGACTGCCTCGGCCGTTTCTCCCAGTTCATTATCGAAGGCCTGGGCGACTGCGAGGATACTCGAGTCCATCGCGTCGATTTGGCCGGGATTAAAACCCAGTTTCGCGAGTTCCAACTGGAGAGCGGCGACGTCCGACGCGCTGAAGGCGGTCGTCCGTCCGAGTCGTTTCGCCTCTTCTTCGAGGACTTTCATATCGCCGGCGGAAGCCTGGGCGACGGCGGCGACTTTCGCGATCGCGAACTCGAAGTCGACGGCGGTCTTCCCAGCGATCACCGCCAGGGCTCCGAGAGGGGCCCCGACGGATCGCGTGAGTGTGGAGCCGGCCGCGGACATCGACGAACCGAATCGCGAAAAGGCTCGCGAGGCCTTGGAGAGTCCCGCGGTGAACGCCTTCGCGTTCATTCCGAGGACAATCGAGAGTTTACTGGGACGTGTTGCCATTAGAGAGGAAATTCGAGTTCTTCGCGAAGTTGATCGATATCCTCTCGAGTCAGATCAGGACCGGCGGCCTCTACCTCGTAGGGGTAGAAGTCCACCGGCCGAAACGCCTTTTTACCTTTGCCCCTGTGAGCATTAGCGAAGAGCGCGCAGATCTGCGACGTGTGGGCCCATTTCCTCCGGTCGTCTTCCTCCTTTGCCTTCGTGACGTGATAGACCTCTCGGGGAGTCATTTCCCAAAAGTCCACCGGCCGAAGGCCCAGAGAGAGAGCGCGGTCGTAGTACGTCCACCAGTCGATCGGGGCCTGGTCGCCCCTGGTTAGTTTCCCGAGTCCTGGGTCTTCTCTTCCTTCCCTTCCGTGGCTCCTCCGAAGACCTGGACGATCTGTTCGGAGTAGGCGGTGAACTGATCCTCGTCTTCGCAAACGTGCGCGGCGAAGACGTCAAAGTTCGGGAGGGATTTCGCGGTCTTTCCTGCTCTCTGTGCCATATTCACCGCGCCCCAGTAAAGGAGGCGGGGGACAAAGGAGAGGGGGTTCTTCTGGATTTCTTTGTCGAAATCAGAGAGACCGATCTCCTCGTTCTCCGTGAGGAGTCGGAGGGAGTTCATGTTGACCAGGACGGGGATCGTCTTCCCGTCGACGGAGACGTCGAAACGTCCGCGGAGTTTATTCGGATTCATAGGCCCGAAGATATCGGCGTTCGTTCGTTGTTAGACGAGAGTCAGATCGCCGTCCCCCTTGAACGTGACGGAGTAGGTCGCGAAGTCATCGACGCCGCCCGACATCTCGATCGACTCGATGAAGGCCAGGCCAAAGTACCCAGGACCAGATCCGGCCGTTCCGGCTGAAGCGTCCACGAAATAGACATTTACCTTCGTGCGAGCGATTGCCAGGGCCATAAGATTCTGGCCCGTGTGTTCCGTTGTTGCGCTCGCGTCGGCGGTATGGTCCGCGGTGCTTGCTGGATCGGAGAGATCGAGGAGACCCTCGGCGGAGATACTCCAGGAACTCGTCCCGGCGACGGCGTGGGTCGTGCTGGTTCCGGTGTCGAGTGCGGTCCCGCCGGCGTTCGTTTTCTTGGATGCGGTCTCGATCGTGGCGTTCGAGAAGGAGAGGGAGGCGGAAGTTCCGAGGGCGAGGAGTCGCTTGGCGGTCGTCGATCCGTCGGCGTCGGCGTCGAGGTAGACGCCGATTTTATTCCCTGTGAGTGGGGTTGCCATTTGCTAAATTTTTGAGGGGTTCAGATGGACAAAAGTCGCCCCGGAGACGCCTCTCGAACTTGTCCCAAAGAAAGAAAGCCGATAAGATTTCCCCAATTTTGGCCCGTTTGTAACTGATTGAAAACCAGCGAACAAAAAGATCTCTAAATTTCAAGGGTAGGATACCAGCCAGAGACAAAAGTCCAATGAAGGCCCCTTAAAATCAGCGAGAGGGGTCGGTCGTTTTTTGTCAGAGGATTGTCACCTTCACCTCGAAAACGCCTTCGAAGACGTAGATTTCGCCCTCTTCGTCGACGCTCGAGAGGACGTCGACGAGGTGGATCGAGTGGACCCGGTAAGAGTTCGCGGAGAGGTTCACGTCGCCCGTCGCGAACGCCTCGAGAGCGGTCCGGGTTTTGGTGTGAAGAGCGAAAGAATCGGAGATCGATCCGTCCAGGCAAGCGATCCCGATCGTGTAGATATCGGAAGCGGCTCGAGTAGTTCCTCCAGTTGTGCCCCCCATCGTCGAGACGTTTTCGAACTTGGAGTCCGTCAGTCCGAAGATGATCGCCGGGAGGGTCTCCGTCTGGGGTCTCATCATTGGGTGAATCCTTCCCCCGCTGGCGTTGTTCGTTGGGGTGTCGTTGGTCAATATGTGATAGACGAGGTCAAGCATCAGCGCGGGGAGTTTTTGTTCCAGTATTTCGCGACCTCCTTCTCGGTCGAGGAGATGATCCGGGCCGGAAGGCTGGTTTTGTATTTGGCGAAGGTTGGGGCGACGAACGGGCGCGCGCTGGTCCCGGGGTGATCCAGGACCGAGGTCCGGACGAGACCCGTCCCGCTGGGATAGGTGAATTTTCCCGCGGTGGTTCGCTGGCCTCCCTTCGTCCCCAGTTCCTGGAAGTGGGCGTGATAGACCCGGCGGGATCCTTTGAGTCGTGGCCCCAGTCGGGCCCCGATAACTTCGGAGGATCCTTTCCCGTTGAATATCGTCGAGGTGACGATCGACTTCTGGAGGCGTCCGGATTTCTTTCCTTTGCCGGCGAGGGCTCTCATCGTGTTGAACGCGGGCCGGAGGGCTCGGCGCATAATTCGAGAGAGGAGTCGCCGCTCCTGGATAAAGTCGTCCATCCCGAAGAGGGTCCTCCGAAGTTGGCGGTTGTCCCTGGGATCTATGAAGCCGGAGACGATCACCTCGGCGCGTCTTTAGTGGTGCAAATGAGGCGGAGGCCTTCCTTCCTTCCGATCTCCAGGATCCCGTGGATCTTCCAGGTCGTCCGAGGTTGTTCGACGAGTTGGACCTCCCACTCCGTGGTGATATCGTCCCGGAAGCGGATCAGGAACTCGGTCCGGATCGAGGCGACGATCTGGTCGGCCTCGACCGCTTCCTTCGCGGCGAGGTCTCTCTTCTGGGCCCAGATCTCCGCGGCGACGGCGAACGTCTCCGACGTCTGGCCGAAGTTGTCCGTCGATTGCGTCGGCTCTCGGAGGGAGACCTTCCGGTCCATCTTCCCCGCGTTCATCGGATCCGGAGGAGTGACTTCACCAAACGATCGAAGGCGAGGGGGACCTCGTAGGCGCGCCCGTAGGCGACCGCCTGGCGGTTCTCGTAAAGGTGGGAGAGGTAAAGGAGGGCGGCGTGACGGAAGACCTGGGGGACCTGGGTACTTTGTCCATCCCCGGAGGCCGTGATCGTCTCGACGTCAGCGGCTCCGGTGAGCGTGAAGCGGAAGGGGAACGGCTGATCGTTGTCTCGATCGCTGGGTTCGCTCAAGGAATCCCGAGAAAAGAGGATCGTCGGAGCGGTGGACCCGTGGATCCCAAAGTTCGACGCCGTGAGGCTGGAGTATGTTGTCCGCCCGTCTTTGAGGTACTCGGCGGCGGTGATTGCCGTCGCTCGGAAGGGGAGTTCCAGGCGGAGGGGGATCCCCTTCGCGTGGACGAAGTAGGTCGCCTCGACCGGGTTCCTCCCGGTGACGTCCATCGTGTGACGGATCGCGGTCTCTGCGATCTGGAGGAAGTAGTTCCTCTCCTCTCCCGAGGCTGGGATCGTTACCCGAAGATGTTCCTCGACGACGCCCTCGCCTCCGAGGAGTGTCAGGGGGTCGGGTATGTTCAGAATTTTCTCGACTCGGTAGGCCATCGCGTTGAATTTGTGGGATCCCGGGAATCGAACCCGACGGAGTCGCCGTTCCAGGTGGCGAAATCCCGACCGCCTTCGCGGTCCCAGGTAGAGGAAGGAGGGGAGGGAGTTCAGACCCTCCCCTCGTTTCCGGTCGCCTAATTAGGCGGGGTCAGTCGCGAAGAAAGCCGCACTCCCGGCGTGGCCGGTGTTGGCGTTCGCGTACACGTTCATAATGAGACGAGTCACTCCCGTATGGGCCGCGGAGAACTGGTCCACGATCAGATCCGCGCCTCCCCAATAGCAGACGTAGGTGTCGGCCATATTGGCGAAGAGGAACGGCTCGAGGGTCGCCTCGTTGTCGAGAGCGGTCACAGATCCAGCGGCGGCGAATACTTCAGACGCGGCGTCGAAACTTGCGTCCGTCAATCGTGCGGGATTACAAACGCTCATCGGGTGCGCTTTGTATCCGACGATTTCGTCCCCGACCAGGATTCCGACTCCAGAACCGGAGACGGCTTCCGTCACGCGGGCCTCGGCCATTGAAGCATACGAGCCAAAGAAAGCGGAGGACGGGCTGATCCCGTTCGCGTCTCCGACTTTACCGACGAGGCCGTTCACGTTTGCAAACGTCAACCCGCCGACGGCCGCGTTCGCGGCTTCCTTTCGTAACATCTGCGTCCCCGAGTTGGCGATCACGTTCTCGATGAACTTTTGATCGATCAACGCGCCAGAGTGGCGGCGGAATTGAGCGGCGACGACGGCGTCGAAGGCTCCTCCGCTCATCGCGAGGGCTTGCTGGGAAATATCGATCCGGGA